TATAGCGCGTCGTCAAGAGCGGTATCGGTCACGGTGACAGACTGATAAACCAGCCTGCGCACCTCTAAATCCGCCCGGTTAGTTGCCTGCAATGCGTTACGGCACCCGGTCAGATCTATTTCAAGCGGACGAACTCCCGTTCCAGGCTGGATAGTGCCGGTAGTTTGATTAATTTTCCGCGCCACCTGTGCAGATGCGTTTTTATCTGGGGCCACGTATTTGACGATCACGCTGTCGAAGTCGGCAGGGCGGCGGAATGCCTGAACATACCGGTTACTTGCGCTTTTAAGGTTTCTGCGGTTAAACATTGTGGTCTTAACTGGCTTTGCCTCGTCGCGCACGAACGTCCAGATCAGGCCGTCATTCCATGGCACGACGCGGGCGCAGTTGCACGCAGCGTTAACCCGGTCCCGTGCCGATGCGTCCCTGTTGTCGAAAGTAAAATCAAAGTAGCCAAGCTCTGGATCTGACAGCGACTCTTGAATGCCGAACAGCGCGTCTGTGTCGATATACTCAATCGGCACGCCCATGCGCTCATAAAGCAGATAAAGCACATAGTCCGAGTAATTGCGCGTTGCCGTGTACGTTGCGCCATAAATGCCGGTGTCGTTGTCGTAAATGCGCAGTTTGCGTGTAACCAGCGCGTTGACCTTGTTACTGCTACCGGCCAAGCCGCCGTTCTGCTGCGTAACCCGGTTGACATCTGCGATTGTGACAAAGCCAAAATCTGCCGTGTATGGCGTGACTGATTCCAGCCTTTCCAGTTTCATCAGGTCCAGCGCGTTGTCGCCCAGCGATGCAGTGACCCGGGTTATTTTGCAGCGAAACTCGCCCGGCTCAGTCAGTCCGAGCTCTGGGCCAATGACAAACGTCGCCGCCTGTGCCTGCTGAGTGTTGCCGTTAAAAGAGCAGGCCCGTTCATAGACCACGCCGGACGGCACGCCAGCCACAAGTCTTTCGACTTGCATTGATGCCGATACTGATGCGGTCTCGCCGTCACCGGTACGGATCCCGGTCGGCATGATGATGTGCGCTCGGACTTCGGTAACTTCGTCGCCTGGCAGCGTAAACCAAGTGCTTGACGGCTCGTAATCGGTGTTGGTCATATAGCCGCCGATGATCTGGCCCCCGCCTGTGCCGGTGCTTGATACGTCGAAGTATCCGCCGCCAACAGCCGTCACAGTAAACGGGCCAGACACGTTGTCGTATGTGTCATCATTCAGCAGCACATCGATTTGGACATCTATAACCACACCAACAATCGGGCGCAGTTCGCTCATTGCGTCAGCACCGATCATAAATCTAGTCGGGAATATCAGCCCGGAGTTTGTAACGACTGTTCGCGTCGTGGCGCCCGGTGGCGGCAGCTCTGAGTTTTCCGCGGCTTCTGCGCTGCGTACATTGATCAGACCGGCAGGAGTCTCGCCCGGATCGAATATCTCAACGCTCGACCCCGGAACGTCAGCCAGCGGAGTATCGCCAATTTTCCACGGATCGATCTCATAGTGCCCTACGCCGATGCAAAGTATCTCGCGGAATACCCGGCGGCCTGATGCGTTGTACGTGTAGTACGACGGCTGAATAAAATCTGGGTAGCTGACAACCTGGCCGGCAATGTCCGGGATAGCCTGGTTGGGCCTGAAACTGTTAGAGCTGGCATTCAGCTGGTTGTTTGATGCCGCGCCGCCGTCAGATGCTGGCGTTTTGATTGATGGGATTAAAGCGCGGGCCAGAACGTAAGAGCCAACAACTACCGCGGCAATGACCCACAAAGTAAACGGATCAAAACCGGCCGGGCGGATCAGTATGCAAACCGTGTCAAACTCACCGATCTGAATGTCGATTGCTGAATCCAGATCTTCAGCGCGGCCACCCTTTGTTGTGTCTGCAATGGCGATGCCGTTTAGCGTGATCAGGCAGTGCAGGCCATCAAAGGCAGCTGGCTCATTATCCGCCAGCCAGTCCAGCAGGTTGCCGTTATGTCGGTATTCTTCGCAGTTTGTGATCCGCGCCGGATCTCGCTGAATGCGTATCAAGGCCATTAAGCTACTCGCTCAAAATATTTTACAGTGCTGTATGCGCGCTGGATTAGCCGAACCGGATCAGCAGCCACAGAGCCTTTACCATCCTTCCCGCGCGCGTGGATGCACAGCAATCCGGCACCGACCGCCAGCAGAACCCGGCCGACGTGTTCCATGTTTCCGGCTGGCGAGTAGCAGCAAAAAACAGCGCCATGCTTTGGCCCGGCCAGCTCAACCCAGCGCCCGCTGGATTGCTCAGATGCGCCGGCAGTCTCTATCGGCTCTCCGGTGTCATATCCAGCAACCGGCTCAATTTCAACGCCATCAATACGGCGGAAGCTGTCAACCACCAACCCCCAGCAATCAAAAGCGTCTGGGCCATCTGCGCGGTCAACCCACGGCTTGCCGACTACTGCATTGATCCAGCTAATTGGCGTCATATGTTCTCCGCTGTACCTGGGAATCGTTCGGACGTGTAAAGCTCTGCTATGTTGCGATCTGCCGGGTTATCCTGCTCAATGCTGATCACAACACCCTCTGCCGTCATAGTAACCGACCGAATAAAAAGGCGCATCACAAAAACGGGGGCTGACTCCTGGCCGGCGATATACTCGCGCAAAATGACCTCGCCAGTTTTGGCACGGTCAAGCCCGCGGATTGATTTTAGCAGCTGTTTTACTTGCGTACCCACCCGACCAAGCTGCACATCAGCAGAAACAAGGTTTTCGTTCTGTTCTGGCTGCTGATATTCAAAGTTTCCGCCGGCAAACTCTACCTCCTCGCCTGCGCTTCTGGGCGCTGACGCTTCGAGCGTGAACAGTTTCGGATCTATCCGGCCATTAACAAAGCGCAGCAGCACGCCAGCCGGGTGATAAACCTCGATTGTCTTGTAATACCGGACCCGCTCTTTTGTCGCAAAAAACCGCCGCCGCGTAATTGTCATGATGATCTATTTCCTGCGGTTGTGTTGCGTGTGATGGCGCTGTGTATTTGCCCGCGCCGGTTTATGTCGCCAACCACAACACTGATGATCTCTTGCCCTGACGGCCCCTGCTGGCGTGACTGTGTGACGTTTTCGCCGGTGTAATTGTTGATGTTGACGATAGTGCCGCCTCCGCCGCTGACGCCAGCTGCTTGCATTTCTTTGTTGCTGATCACTTCTCCGCCACGTGAGCCTGGCAGCAGATATTGCCGATTACCCTGCTTCAGAATTTCCGGCCTGCCGTCTTCTGTTACCGGGTACATTCCGCCAGCTTGCACCGGGCCGCCGTATAACTTGCCGCCAAGCGCCATTGTACTTAATGCCACGCCCTCAGCTACGCCGGTTGTTGCCAATATGCCAGCCGTGGCAGGCGCGGAGTTTGCGCCAGCAGTGGCAAGCGATGTTAGGGCGGCAGCAGGGGCCATTGCTGCAGCGATTAACCCGGCGCTCGTAATTGCAGCCGCGGTTACAACTCCAAGGCCAGTAGTTGCAGCAGCCGTTGCTGTGGCGCTTGATGCTGTTGCAGCGGCTGCTTTTGCGCCTTCACCGGCCACGCCTTGAGCATATGCAATCGCCTGCTGAATACCCCAGTTTATAGTGGCACCGATCAGCTCTGTGATAATGGTTTGCCCAAGCCGCTGCGCCAGTTTGTCGCTATCTTCAAAGCCAAGCGCCATCTGCGCAAAAGTGCCTGAAACCTGATTCTGCAAACCTTTCAGGCTATCTGAAAGTGTGCTGAATAATCCGCCGCCCTGTTTAGCCTCGTACTGCTGCCGGAGTGTAAGAAGCCGCTCTTGGTACTCTTGTTCAGTGAGGATCTTTTGCTCGTTTGCCTGTCTCAGCAAGTCGACTTCCCGCTGATACTGTTGCTCTGCCTGCTGCTCTGGCGTCAGGCCAATGGATGAAACTTGGCCGGCTAGTTTTTCTCGATCTGAAGCAGCCTTTGCTTGCGCCTTTTCTTTGTCGCTGAGCGCTTGCAGCTCTGCCTGCAACTCCCTGTCAAGCTCTGCGCGTGATTCACGCTGGAATTCAACCTGCTGGCGTTTCTGCTCTGTAACTCTCCGCTCCGCTGCTTCCAGCTCTGTCAGCTTGACAATCGCCGCGTCGATTTCTGGTGGCAGCTGCTCTGCGGCAGTTAAACCAAGCGTCTGGGCTGCTGCGTATCTGCGGGCAGCTAATTCGCCGTCAGTAATTTTCAAGACGGCAGTCTGCAGTTGTGCCGCTAACTGTTCAGCGGCATTCGTTGAGTCTTTCAGGCCATCTTCCAGCTTGCCGGTAACATTGGCTCCTGCCAGCTCTTCGCCGACTCTTGCCTGCAGCTTGCCAATGTTGAGCAGTTCAGCCTCGGCTAGCTTCAGGCGTGCAGCGTATAGACCGGCAGCAACTGCGGCGCCCTGACTGCCTTTGCTGGCCTCAGCGGAATACGTGGCGACTGCGCTGCGTAAATCTGTAACGACTTTCAGCTGTTTTTCATATTGCGTGTTTAGCTTGCCAAGCTCTGCTTGCGTGAAAGCGGCCTGGCTGGCTTCATCGATTTCAGAATAGCGCTTTTTGATTTCTTCCAGCTGCTTCTGCATTTCCTCCGGCAGCTCTTTCATGGCTCCAGATGCATTTTTCAGGCTGGTGTAAAGCACGCCGCCGATTGCTGAAGCGATAGCGATAACGGCACCTAATACAGCGCCACCGGGGCCAAATGATGAAGCAAGCTGCGAACCCTGCTGGCCTAAAATGATAAATGCGCTTGTTCCTGCCTGAGCTTGAACTGCAACGTCCTGTAATTGAGCGCCTAGCGCAGTAACCTTTCCGCCAAACCCGCCCAGCTTGTTACCGGTTTTATCTGTCTCATTGCCGGCGCCAGCTATAGCTTGATTAAAACTTTTTACAGACTCGCCATTGGCAAGCATTCCAGTTGTAAAACGTCCGGTCGCTTCGCGTACTCGCCCTTGCAGATCAATGAACCTGCCCAGCTTTTGATCTGCCGTAGACAGTTCAATGCCAAAGCGCGAAACGGATTTTCCAGACTCGTTTAATTTGTCAGACATCGTATCGGCGGCATTGCCAACCGATTTAAGATCTGCCTCAATTTTATCAGTGGCGCCGCTTATTGCCTTGCCGGCCTGTATAACGCCGGTTGTATCAACGCTGGCTTCTATGTAGACGGATCCGACTTTATCAGCCATTTATCACCCCGGCAGCTTGCCTAAACGCTTCAGTAAATCGCGGGCCTCGTCTTGGCTCATGCGGTTTTTTTCTTTCTCTGACAGTGGGAATTTTGCATCGAATGCTCGCTGAAATTCGATCATTGTCATTTGCCATGCGTCGGTTAATCCAAGACCCAAGTGCGCGACAATGACGCCGACATACTCAAGCGGATCAAACGGCTTTTGGTCTTTATTGCTGCGCCGCTTTACCCGGTCAGCATCTGGTGCGCCGGCAATGCCTGCAATCATTAAAGCCTGTGCAATACCTACCATTGCCTCGAATGTTTCAGCACCGTCAGCCCAGACTGTTTCAGATAGCCCGCTTGGCAGCTGGCGAACTTCTGGCCCGCCAAAAACGCCAGCAGGGAATTCTTTATCCGAGCAGCAGCAGATCACTTTCTCGCATGCGTACAGCTCGTGCATGACCGGCGGCAATCCTTCCAGCATTCTGCACTTTGCAGAGATAACCAGCTGAACAGCCTCTGCAATATCATCAGGCGTGCCGATTTGCTGCATGTTGTACAGCGACGGGCGCAGCGTGTAGCTTTGCCCGTCAACGTGTACGCCGATTTCACCGATTGCGGTGTTAGCCATTGGTTAAGGCGCCGGTACTGCTGTTTTGATTGGTGCCTGCTGGCCTTTCCATGACATTGTGAAAGTCGCAGCGTCATCGTATGGTGCTGACATACTGAACTCGGTCAACAACACGTACATTTCTTCAGTAACAGTGGCGCCGGCTGTCGGGCCTGGGCGTGTTACCCGGATCCATGCGTAAGGCTGGCCGGAAACTGGTGCTGTAAAGTAGTCTTCAGTTGCAACGATGTTCTCAGCGGTCTCAGGCAGATAAACGCCGTCAGTGCTGCCGTCAACAGTCAGGTAAGTTACCAAATCTTCGCGCACGTTACCTTCAGAGCTGCGGTTAGTGACGTCGGTAGTGTCCCAGCCTGCGTTTTTCTCCAAGCCACGGGTGCCGCCCAGCACTAAATAGGTCGGGCTTACCGGTTTAGGAATAACGCCATTAACTTTTGCGCGGGTGTCTTTGCCCACCAAAATTTCAATCGAACAATCGCGGCCCAGAAATGCGCCCATGATTCACCTCTTAAGTATTGGATAAAATACGAATATCAAGGCTGTACGCCTTTCTGTTTTGGCCGTCGAAATAGACGCCGCCTATGCCGGCGATCAGCTGAATGCCGAACGCTGAACCTGTTTTGTAGTTGGCAATCAGGAACTGCCGAACTGTTTCGCAATCGTCGCGGCACTGCTTGATGTCTGCAGCGCCGGCATTGCCTTTGGTAAATAGAATAATCTTGCAGCCGTCTTGGCTGACGTACTGGTCAGCTGGTCCGCCGTCGCCCATTGTGAGCAGTATTTTTTTCGACAAGTCGCTGAATGGAAATGCCGCATCGTCGCGAAATGGCGCGCCAGAATAGCCGACAATGCCGGAATCGCTCAGAATAAACTCGCGTATTGTGTCGGCTGTCATTGTCACCGGCTGAATTCCTCTTTAATTGCGCGCTGCACTTCGGGCCATGCTTCTTCTAATCCGATGTTGAGCCAGTCTTGCTTTGCTGCCGGGTTATATCCGCCGGTCATCTTGCCGGGTGATGGCACTGGCTTCGGCTTCCATCCGTCCATCTTGCCGCCAGGCTTTGGCGAATGAAGCGGCAAGGCATAAGCGGCAACAAAACCAATACGCCCAATCGTTAAACCTTCCTGCTGCTTAATCTCTTTAAATCTGCTATTTAGCAAAGCGCCAGTATCAAGCGGCACATATTCAAGGCTGCGATTCTCAATCAGCGTCAGGCCGACATACAAGCCGCGCTCAGCCGCTTTTGGCACTTTATCGCCGACATACGTCTGAATGTTTTTCTTTAGCTCGTTGACGCCTTTGACCTTGTTTTTTGCCACTTTCCACCGCCAATTTATTGACTGTTCAGCGTCAAATTATTGGCTAGTTTAGCGCCGTTTCTGGTCGGTGGCAAACTTGTGCAATTCGACTTGATTTATTCTGATTCGTGCTTTACATTGTGAGCTATGGTTAATTATATTTTATGGGTGACTTATGACTGTCGTCAAAGTTCGGGTTAAGGAAACTGGCCAGGTTATTCGAGTTAAAGAGTGGAATAACGGCTATACAGATGCGCGCGGTGATTTCTATGCGCGGGCAGATGTTCAATTTTTGGAGTCGGAGAAGTTATGACAGATCTGGAATTTATCGGCTGGTTAGCTATTGGCTGCGTGATACTAGCCATAGCTCTTTACGCAGTAATTCAACTATTCCCTGGTGATTAAATGAAAAGACGAATTTCAAAAATGACCGACATAATTCTGTCGCAGCCGGCACAGCTGACCAATCGTGAGCTGGCGGATAAATTGAACGTTGACATCAACACCGTGCGCAATGCTCGCAGCCGCCATGGTGTGCCGCATAATATCAAGCCGCGCAATCAGGGCTTTGCAGCGCGCATAGTGATGATGCACGGCAAGCATCCGGCGTCAGTTGTCGCTGCACAAATTGGCTGCAGTGCAATCTATGTCCGGCAGGTTTGGCGAGGTATGCGCAATGCGTAACGATAAAGGATTGTCAGTGGCTGAGATCATCGGCAAACACCCAAAGACTATGATGCGCAGCAAGTCGAAGCAATCGCGCACTGTGGCGGTCGTGAGTAGTAACAAGCGGCCAGTTATCATCAGTGTCAAAAATGGCAAAACTTCTATGCAGTGGTATGACTGATGAACACATCAAAGCACTTAATTGCTGCAATATCAGAATGGCAGGCTCGCAACTGCACCACGGCGCTACCAAAGCGCCTGATTGCCACTGCCGATGTCGTTCATGACTTGCAGCGGCAGAATGCGATACCGGAGTTTTTGGAGGTTGTTTATTGCGAAGGCGATAATCGGCTAAATGTTGAGTGAAACTTATCAGTTAAGTGATTTACCCGGTATAAACCAGATAATCAGCCAGGCCGCGCAACGTGGTCCCGGCTACAACTTTCCGAACCTGCATTGCATCAGCTGGTAAATCTGTTGGTGCAACTGCATCCGCCGAAATCAGCTTGATATAGTCGCCGACCTTAGGCTGCACAGCCAAGCTAAAGACACCTGACGGCATAAACTCCTGCCCTGCATTGTCACGCTGCAATTTGCCATCTGTGACAAACTGGCATGCTGCGTCATGCGAAACGCTGTACGTGTCGCCGTAGCCGTCTGTTGATGGCGTTGCAGTCCAGATGATGCAGCGTGATTTGCGAAAGCGGGAGGCGGCGAAGCTCATTGACACCGCCGACCAACAGAAAATACCTGAATATCAGACACGTTGAAAATAGCCTCAATGCACGACGCGCCCGGCATCGATTTAAGCATCATGCCCCATGGCGTCGAATCCAACCCTTTTGCAGCAGCTGGCGCGGAGTATGAAACTGAATCGCCAGTCATTGACCGCTCTGACGTTACCTGTCCGCCGTTCATTAGCGTTAGCTGGTGGCAGCAGGCGTAAATCTTAACCAGCTTCTGCTGGTCCTCTGTGGCGCCAGAACCAGCCAGACAAGCATCAGCGGCATCGATGGCATTAATCACCGATTGCACCACGTTGTCTGATTTGCCGGATGCGTAAAAGTCGTTGATGTCGTTGACTGTGATAAGTGCGCTCATTCTTGCGGATCCTCTTTAGCTGCCCGGCGCCGCTCCTTCCAATCCATGTATTTGCCAACGGCAATAAAAAACCGCTCTACTATCAGAAGCAGAACGGCTATCGCAGAAAGAAAATCCATCCAGGGGATTGAGGCGAAAATGTCAAAGATGAAGTAAACCGGATCAACAAACCATGATGGCAAATTATCGTGCAGAGTGTCGCGCAGTTGGTAAAGCGCACTTGTGCCGCCCGCATACGTCAGAACCTTGTGCTGGATGGTCTGCATGTATGCGCCTGTGTCAGTGGTGACGGTCTGAATTAAGTGCTTTACGCTCTCTCTCACGGTTATCGCTCTGATTTGTTTAATACGCTGCCAGCGATTATAGATTAGCCAGCCTGCAATTCCAAGGGCGAACAATTCCGACACTCTGCCGCCCTCCTTTCCAAATGAGGCAGTACAGGATAAAAACATCTAATCCGTTGATAAGCCAAGGATAGCACAGGTAAAAAGGCGTTTCTGTTTCGGTTAAAATAAAATCCAGTGCGGACAACCAATTAAGGCAGGCAATGCAAATCAGCGCATTACGGATATTTGATAAAAGCCTGATATTTATTGCGGCGTTGGTCGAATATAGGCAGGCTGCAAGGCAGAAGTACAGGACTGGATTGTGACTAAATGCACTGAATAGCCATTCGCCGGTTAGCGTGAAAGCGAGGATTATTAACGCTTGGC